GGCGGCGATAGACGACGCTCCGCCGCCGGCCCTTACCCAGCGCAGCGCTACGTTGACCGCACCGGACATGGCTTAGCTTTGGGTGATGGTCAGGATGTCACCGTTTGCGCCGCTCCAGTCCAGCGTCAGCGAACCGGCCTGGATGCTGCGGTCAGAGCCTAAGTCAACGTATGCGAGACACTGCTTGGCCGCATTCGTGTCGTTGTAAATTATTCCCCACCGCGCGGCGGTGAACCCAGTGGCGTCTTGGTTGATGACGACATTGGCCGCACGCAATGTCGGCACGCCGGAAACGTTGTCCCACGTCACCGATGACAAAGCAGGCCCGCCTGCACTGTACGACGTGCCAGCCGCCACCTGGTTGGTGGCCATGTTGGTGGTGCCTGAGCCCCCAAAATGCGGAACAGGCGTGTTGATTGCGGGAGTCGTTGCCGACGTGATAAGCCCGAGCTTGAGTGAATTCGCGCTCAGGTCATGGAGCTTTTTGCCTAAGTCATGCAGACCCTGGCCGAACCACTTGATATCGCCGACTGCCATTGCTTACCCCTTACTGAATTGGCGCATCGGGCATCTGAGCCTCGATGGCAGGATTGATTGCGGGCATGACCGGCTCGACGCCGACCACCTTGCCCGTGCGTGGATCGCGCACTACACGCTTAGGCGCGGTCATGACATCGGCCAGCCCGGCGACTTGCTGTGCGAGCGACTGCTGCATGGCCTGCATGCCTGCAACGATGTCCTGCGTGGTCTGCATCAGCGTGCCGGCAGTGCCTGGATCGGTAGCCAAGATTTCCGCAGTGGCGCGGCGATCCTCTGCTGCGTGCTGACGCAGTTGGCTGGTTTCTGCGGTTCCTGCTTTAAGCTGCTCGACGTACACGCGCACCTGGGCGTCTAGATTGGCCTTGTAGCGCTCCAGCTCGCCGCGCTGGTCTTCGATCGCTTTCTGTAGCTGCATCTTCTGCGCTTCGATCTGTCCGTCCTGCTGCACCTTCTGCGACTCCAGTTGAGCCTTCTGCATTTCGGCAGACTGCAGCGCCTGCTGCATCTGCTGCATTTGCATCTGCGCCTGCGAGAGCTGGGCCATCAGCGTCTGCTCGGTGACATCCTCGCCCTGCTCTTCCATCTTCTGGATGGCAGGCGGCAGCATGGTCTTGAACCGTGCGGCGATCTTCTCGGCTTCCGGGAAGTCCATGTTGCGAGCCAGCACGTCCATCAGCAGGGGTGCAGTGCTGGGATTGGCGCGCATGGTCTCCAGCAGAAAGTTCTGCGTCTCGTCGCGCTTCGTGCTGAAGCTTGGGCCGGCTTCCACCACCAGGTCGTACTTGCCGCGTGCCAGCTCGTACACACGCCCGTACTCGGCGGCTTCTTCCTTGGCGTTGACCATGACGTTTTTGACGCCACCGTCTTCACCCAACACGCGCACCATGCGCTCGGTGTTGTAAACCGCGGGGATCAAGTCGATCAAACACCTTCCTGCGTACTTGATGGCCCTGCTCAAGTTATCAATGAAGTGAAACGTCGACACGTCACCCTCGCGCTGCCTTGCAAGAATGGCGCGGCCAGATGTCTCGTTGCTTCGTGCGCCAAGGGATGCGTCGTAAATCCCTAGGATGGCTTTCATGTCATCGCTGCTGTTCAGCGCTTCCTGCAGCGCACCAGCGGGCACGCCAGCAAAGGGTTGACGCTGCGGCGGGATGCTGCCTTCGTACTCGAGGTACGGGTGGCTCTTAACGTTGGCCGACTGCCACTTGGGGTCACCGTCAAACGCCCCACGCGGCCCAATGAACGGAGCCTTTGGAGCCAGCGCAACCAGCTCGGTGGATGCCGTGCGCCAGAAGTTGAACATCATCTGCGAGTCGCGCGCATCACGCACCAGTGAGCGGAAATAACGCTTGCCCTGGACGTTCACTTCGTCGCCATAGACGGGAATGATCGGGATGTACTTACCCGGCCAGTCCACCGTTTCCAGCACTTCAGCGCCGGTCACAATCTGCTGCTTGACGCGATAGCACCGTGTCTCACGCTCGCCCATGACGGTGAGCTGCTGCGCGTCCCACAGGGGCTTGTTGGCTTCGTAGAGCTTGGCATCCAGCACCTGGCCGTTGCTAAGCTGAACGATGGCCTTCATGTACTCATCGCGCGTCCAGTATTCGGCAATGCGCACCGAGTCCTCATTGCGCCACAGCGAGTCGCGGTCGTCGCCATCAGCCGACCAGTTGCTGGCCAGCGTGTTCTTACCGTACTTGGACTCGAACTCTGTGATCGGCATCAGGTCGGTAATGAACCCGAATCGCCAGTCGCTGGCATCCGGTGCCGTGCTGGTGGGGTCGGCATAGACCGTTAGCGGGTTGGCAATGCGCTCGATCTTGATATCCAGATCGAACGTATCTTCGTGCGCGTAGTCCGTTGCCAGCCGGAAGTAGCCAAAGCCCGTGTAGACAGCGCTTTCCAATGCGGTGTCATACGCCACATCGGCGTTGGACGACTGCTCAATGTTGCGGATCAGGCCGTTGAAAATCTCGGCCGTCTCTGGATCTGCATTGCTGTCAGCAGGACGCACGCGGATAGCGGGCTTGTTTTGGCGGGCGTCGTTCACCACCTGGCGGGCAAACGCCGGCATGCGATTGATGGTCAGGCACGGCCTGCCTTCCAGCTCGCGTTGCTTGCGAACATGCAGCGGCCACTGCTCGCCCATGCGCGCGAACATCAGATCATCAATGGCCCACTTGCGATTCTCGGCTTCTGCGTCGTGAGCGAGACGGAATCGCTCCTTCGCATCAGCAAGAGTGTCTTTGTCAGCCATCACGACATCCAATGAATTTCGGCATCCGCAGACTTGCGGGCCGGTTGTTGTTCCTTCAGCGCCACCGCCAGATAGCGAAACGCATCGGCGTAATGGCTTGTCCAGTCATGCAGCGGGCCTAAGCTGATCTGCCGCTTGTCATCAATCTTTTCGCGGTACTGGCGCAGCGCATCCAGCAGGCCAGCGCATCGGCGCTTGTCGAACCATGTGCGTGGCAGCAGCATTCGCACCGCGTTGATGCCGTCTTGCACGGGCAGATTCGGCGCAACCTTGAATCGAATACCCAGGCTTGCAGCAGTCTCGAGTCGGCTGCGACCGCTGCCCAGCTCACGCACCTCGATGTCATGCGGTGCCCAGTGATCGCCGTAGTTGTACGCCTTGTCTTTGACCACACGAACGTAGTGATCTAGGCCAAAGCCGGACGCCTCATACGCATCGACAATGCGCACAGAGCCACCACGCGGTGCCTGGAAAAACACGATGGTGGTGCTGTCCGCCACACCCAGATCCCACGCGGTATTGACGGGCACGGCAGGATCAATCGGCACATCGGTGATGCGCCCGTCCGTCTCAGCGGCCTGCAAATCCTTCGCGTAATACGCGCCCTGTATCGCTGCCTCGAAACTGCACTCGAACTCCTGCGCGAACTGGTCGGCAGTCATTTGGCTGGCAGCTGCCTGCAATTCCTCTGCGGGCAAAATATCCGACTCAGACGCGCGCAGCATTAGCCGAAACCAATCTGGTTTACCGTCGGCTTCGCTGAATATGCGATAGAAGCTGTTGTGGCCCTTTGGCGTGCCGATGAACGTGCAGCGCCCCTGCCGATCTGAAAGTAAAGGCCGCAAGGTTTCGCCCCAAAGCTGCGGCGCGAAGTCGGCGTATTCGTCCAGGATTGCGTCGTCGAGATAAATCCCTCGCAAACGCACATCCGCGTTATCAGCGCCATACAAGCGAATGCGTGAGCCATTGGGAAAATCAGCCCTCAACTCCCCTTCGCTGAACTGCACACCAGGCACTACGCCGGCAAACTTCTTCAAATACCCCCAGGCCGTATCCTTGGCCTGCGAGTAGTACGGTGCAATATATGCCCCACGCCAGTCTGCACGCTGTGTCGTCAGCGCAGAGCGCAGCAGATCGTTGATGCACGCGACCGTCTTACCCGCGCGGCGATGGCAGACCATCACCGACCAACGCTGGGTGCGCTGGTGGAACGGCAGGAATGCCGTCCTTGGCGAGTAAGGAATTACGATGCGGGCTGATTCGCCCATGTAAACGTAATCGGTATGTCGCCGTTTTCGCCCGTGCCCTCAATGCTGACGGCAGATAAATCAGGCAGCGACTTGCGCAAAAGAATTTCGATAGCCTTTAACTGCTGAGCAGTCAATTCCAGATCGCCAAGTCCGCAATCCGTAAGTCGATTTATGAGCTGACTGGTCTTAATCTTTTCCCGGATTTCGTCTTGATGCCGGGCGCGCAAACGTGCTGCCATTTCGGAGTTCCTGTCGGATTGTTCCGCAAAAAAGAAAACCGCCATGGCGGCGGTTAAAGTGGTGTCGGCCACTAAGGAGGAGGAGACAGATAGGAAAGTTCCGAAGACACCTTCCCGCGAGAATTACATCACGGCTTAGTTTGCAATGGAACCGTGCGAAACCGTGTTACTTAGTTTCTTCAGCCTTCTGAAATCGACGACCGTACCAAACATCTACGAAGGCTCGCGGCCATGCGAGGCGACCATTCGGTAGTTCAATCGGCTGGAAGTTGTGGAAGTGACCGACCTTCGTACGGGCGTCGTGAATGGTTCTGTGCGCCACGCCAATCGCGTCAGCAAAATCGGCGGTGCTCAGGTATTCGTCGGTCATTCGATGTTCCTTGCGTGCAGACTGATCTTTAGTTGTTCCCTGGCGCGCCCGTAAACGTCCTGTAGCGGCTCCCTTGCCCGGTACACGCTGGCGATGAGAACGTGGTGCACGGCGGTGCGCTCCAAGTGCGGCAGGCTGTCGATGGCCGCATCCACTGCCAGCGCTTGGCTGTTGTCTACGTTGTCGACCATGCTGTCAAAATCGCTTCCAGCCCGGAACCGGATGCCCGCAGCGGTGCTCGGATACCCTAGTTCGTGCCGGTGGTCTGGCCTGCGCATCCAGTCCCGCCACAAGTCGAGCAACCAGGACAATCGGTCGTCCGTCATCTGCGTTCCTTCAGCAGCTGAGCGCGCAGCATCTCCAGATGCTTGTCCTGCTCGGCCACGCGCGCTTCCAGTTGATGGATGTGCGTGATGGCCTCTCGCATCGCTCGACGAACGGCTCTGTATTCCATTGGCAGCATCGGCAACAGGCTGCGCATCTTTTCGACGATCAAGACAAGTCCACCAGTCGCAAGCGGCCATCTGGATGCCAGCCGTGCACAACGACGCGCACGCCGGCCTCACGCACCAGTGGCAGCAATGGGCTGTCGGTGATCTTGCGAACCCTAGCGGGCACGTTGCTTGCCGATGTGACCTGCACAGCCAAGACTTCCCCACGCTTGATGCACAGCAGATCAATGAAGTTCCACAGGTCAACCTTCCACACCTTCATCGCCCCAGGCTGGCCAACGCGCTTGGTCTGCTCGACCAGCTCAACGTGGTAGCCCTCGGCCTGCAGATGCTTGGTGCTGCGCTGCGTTGGGGTTAGTGCCATTCCGGCTCCGCAGGTTTGAATTCGCTGGACTGTCCCGTGTATCGGTACATCACCCCGGCACCGTGCGGGTCAGTGATCGTTAGCTCGCAACTCACCGCGCCGATGGCTTCCGCATCAACCGCACCCTGCGCCAGCAGCTCGAGCACCTTCTGCAGATCAGCGCTTATGTTCAAACCGCCGTCCTTTACACACCGGGCGTGCAATATTTACCGACCACACCGACCCGTCGTTGATCCGCAGCGCACTGGCGTGTGTACACACCCACACGAATGGCGCGCGTTCGCTGAGAAACGCAGGCTTGTGCTGCTTGGCGTACGTACATTGTGTACACGGCGGCTTGTCGTCTTTTAGGGCCAGTCGGCGAGCCACATCAACCCGTAAAGCACAGCAGCGCCCGACAGAGCGCCCAGGGCGCTGTAGAGCCAGTCCAGCAGCAGAGCGTCGATCACAGCGCAAAATCCTGCGGGCGGCTCTTGTCGAACCATTTCGGCGAGATGCCGCGCCCGCTCCACGTCTTGCCGCTGGCAGGATCGCGGTACTTGGCGGGCACCTTTTTTGCTGCCGACTTCATGCCTGAGCCGCCAGGGAATACGTCTTGGATGCGCAGGCTGTGCGTGGCCACCAGATCGCGCACCTTCGCAATCGCTACCGCTGACAGGGCTTTGCGCTCGGCGTCAATTGCGGCGTCAATCTCTGCGCGTTGCATCATCAGTTGTTCAATCATTTTTGCTCCATAGTTTTCCGCAGGGCCGCTGCGGTACGGTCTTTAATTGGTTGCACTACACGCCAGCAGGCGACCAAGTTAAGTTCAGGCATGAGCGGCAAGTCATGCGGCCCCCAGAGTCGGAAACCATCGGCAGTCGTACACCCAGGACGCTTTGGCGTTGCCTTGCGTGTCGTCAATCCGCTGTTGATAGCGATGCAACTTCGCGCGGCCATTACGGGTCGCTGCGTGCAAGTGGCCGATCTGCGCCACATGGATGGCCTGATGCCAGGGGAACCGAACGTCCAGCAGCACCATCATGCTTGGCACTTTTTTCGAGTAACGCTGCACATCCTTGTCGTTCAGCGTGATCGCAAAGCGCGGGTCAATCCCGTATCGGTCAGCCGTATTGAATGGCGTGCGGATGGACTTCAGGTCTGCAGGGAAAACCGCGTACATATCGTGCGCATACGGGTCAGTCAGTTTTGCTGGGTTGCGAAACACAGAAATGTTGCTGGCCCAGGTGCCGGCCAGGAACGACAGCTCCTGCTCGTCACCAAACTGGCACCAGGCGGTTTTGTCTTGCAGGTCTTTCGGCCTGTCCATCGTCTCTATCAAGCGTCACCCCCAAACGCCGGCTTGTTCAGCGCTTCCCGAGCAAACTGGATCGAGATGGGCGCAAGACTGCTGTCACCGTTGGCATGGCGCTCCAGAATCTTGTGCGCCCAAGCACGCGAGTCTTTTCTGTCGCTAACAGCAGCTTTCAGTGCAGCCGCTTTTTGGGCACCGATTTCTATGTCTGCCTGCCGTCGATTCGGCACGGGTAAAGCAGGGCGGTGTGCAGCAGGCGGAATCTGCTCGCGCGCAAAGGCCACGAACTCCGGCAGCGTCGGCGGCCATGTCCACGCCTGTTCCGGCAACCGATGGACTGCAGCGGCCACAGCGTCTGAAGGCAGTGCAGCCAACGCGCGACCCCACACCTTTTTCACCATGTCCGGCTCCTGGCCGTCGAACATCGTGCCCAGGCGCTGGCGACCGTAAACGGCGGCCATCACTTCGAAAATCCGCTCAACCCAAGCGGCGGGCAGGGGCGGCTTCGATGTCGATGACGTTGTTGTCTGCTCGGTGATTTCCATGTGTCGTCCGTCCTGTCAGCAAGTCCACAATCAGTTCGCGCTGCACTCGCGCAGGCTGGGCCGCCCGCACTTTTTTGAACCAGTTGGCAACAAACCTGGGTGCACTCGCAGGCGCTGCCGGCCTCTTTGCTGAGTTCAACTCCAGCCAGATCGACATGCGGGCAAACTCATCGTCCGCACTCGGGTACAACCGTCTGTAGCTCGCCCACACATCTGCAGGCATCGTGTATTCGCCCTGCTTGCATCGCACTGTGATCACCGAATCCGCCTGTTTGCGCAGTGTTTCGCCAAAAGCCCCCCTACCCCCCACAGACAAAAGTGAGAGGTAGAAGAGGTATCGCCGCCCTTTCGGGCATCCAGACTTTCCGGCGCCTGGATACGCCCACCGGCCACCGTCTAGCGGTGACTACTGCTGTCGTGCAGGTAACGCTTGTCCTTTTCTTCCGCGCGGCGAGACAAGTGCGCCCTTAGTTAGCCCGGAGTGCTTAATCCTTTAGAGCGATTGCCAACAGCCGAGAAGGTTCCCTACAGTTGCTGTAGGAGATCGAGACATGCTCACAGCCCCCCCCCCCCCTCTACCAAAGAGCTAGGGACGCAGCGCCGGCAGACGTAGGCCGGCTGCAGGCTCATTTCGTGAGCCACCAGTGGTTCAGACTGCTGGATATGCATACAGTCATTCAGCCGGGTACAGATCGGGACGGAGCTGCTGCCTGGATACGCCCGTCGCGGCTTCCACGGCCAGCACACGCTCAGCAGGGACGCGCTTCCATTGATGAACGCTCGCCTTTGTCAACCCAAGCCTTGCTGCAAGCGCCGAGTAACCCCCGACCGCCTTGATCGCAAGCTCAAGGTTCTCTGCCCGCTCTGGGCGATGATTCTTTGAAGTCATGGAGTGAGTTTGACTCATCCATACTTCTAAAGTCAAGCATTTCCGTACTCTTGGGCACCTGATTTGCTATAGGGTTTGCCAAATGAAGATTGGCGAACGGATGAAGGCGGCCCGACTACAGGCTCGCCTTACACAGCAACAGGTGGCTGATGCAATTCAGTCCACGAAAGCGTCTGTGAGCCAATACGAACACGACTATTACCACCCAAGCCTTGAGGCCTTGGTCAAGTTCTCTGAGTTGACCGGGGCCAGCCTGGACTGGCTCATTCTTGGGCGCGAGACCTCAACGGGATACGACAAGCGCATCCGAGAGCTGCCGGAAGCCTTAAAGGAATACGTTGTTGAAGCGCTGCTGCTTGCAGAGCGCGTCCAGGCGTCGACGCCTGCGAAATTCTTGCGCCCGCCAACGTCAGAAACCTACGTCGAGTTCTCGGAGTACCTGTCACAACTGGCAAAAATTGACGAAAAGCTCGTGAAGTAAAAAATTTTGCCGCTGAAGTTTGGTTTTGCTTGACTTCATGTTTGGTTGTGCCATACTTCTCTCACACCGCACTGAACGCGGCATGGAGGGAACGATGTTTGATCTGAACGCAGCACACCGACGCGCTTACGATGAAGTTTGGGAGGCCTTGCCGTCCAACGATCCCGTCCCGGCACTGTTTGCCGCCGGCTACACGGTTGGCGCTCAGGAAGACCTGGCGCAGTGGCTCATGGAAGAGGAAGTCTGCACGCCCGCTCAACTGGTGCGCGCAGTCCAGGCCGGCACTCTGGCCGCCTGGTATCACGAGTTCAGCAACGCCTGGGCAACCCGTCGAGCCTGGCAACTGAAGCGCCTGCACGCACTCGGCGAAGACATGTCCGATGCAACGGAGGGCTGGCAATGAGCACTCTGACTCTGCACACCAGCGAGCCTGTGACCATCAGCACACAGGACATCCACGGAGGCGTCTGTGCGCCTTTCCGTGTGCTGAAGGTCTCCGTTGTCTGCAACGACGGTCACCGCATGACTGTCGACATCTGCTGCCCGATTGACTCGACGCCGGACATTGACCTGTCTGCGCAGCAAATCGTGTTGCGCAAGGAGGCGGCATGACTGCACGCCAACAAATTGAGCAGGCGGGCCGTGCGCCCGTTCTGGGCTGGTGCGATCAGCGCCGCAAAGGCTACCCAGTGAACCTTAAACACACGGACATCCAGCGCACATGGAAGACGGTGCAAAAGCTGACGAAGGAGCGGAAATGAGCAACTCGCATTCGACGCGATACGGGCAAGGCTGGCGCGACTGCCAGCAGCAACAGCGGCAGCACGATGCCTTTGAAGGAATCATCAACGCTGCCATCTGGGGCGCGGCCCTGTGGGCAGTGCTGGCCCTGGTTCTTGTGACTTTGTGGGGAGTGATGCTGTGAAGAACATCAGCGAAGCAATGGCGAAAGCATTCGCGCAGATCGAAGGCGCGGTGAAGGGCAAGACAAATCCGGCCTTCCGCTCTAAGTACGCCGACTTGGCCGCAGTGGTCGACGCGATCAAGCCCGCACTGGCAGAGCACGGCCTGTTCTTCCGGCAGATCACGCACCCGGCTGACCACGGTGTGTGCATCGAGACGGTGATCCACCACGCATCTGGCGAATCGCTGGCCTGCGGGCCGCTGTTTGTGCCCGCATCAAAGCAGGACGCCCAGGGGTTTGGCAGTGCGATGACCTACGCGCGGCGCTACTCACTGATGGCGGCTTTTGGCGTGCCAGCAGAAGACGACGACGGCAACAGCGCAGTGGCCAGCAAGCCAGCGACAAAGCCCGCAGAGCGCGCCAACGATCAGGAAGCGGCGCTGATCTTGGACTCACTGCGCGAAGCCGCTGTAGACGGACTGGAAGCCCTGCAGGCGCGGTTTAAGTCCATCCCGAACTCGCCCACAAAGACCAGCGTCTGGACGCAGCACCAGGGCGCATTGAAGTCAGCCGCAGAGAAGGTGCCAGCATGAACACGCAAACCTATCCCAACAAACCGATGCGCAGGCGGGGAGATGTCTACCGTAGCGATGCCACCGGCGCGTTGCGCAACCTTGTCGATGTAGTGCGGCGCAGAGATGCCGACTATGTGATGGCGCACCAGTGCAAGCCGGCAACGGACGAAGACTTAGGCCGCGCGCTTTGCCGTGCAGAGGATGCCCTGGACGAACTGGACGGGCGGCTGTGAGTCCAGACGACAAGGGCGCATGGCTGAATCAGAGGGTCGGAAAGCTGACGGCTTCGCGTATGGCCGATGCAATGGATGTGACGAAGGCCGGCAAGCCTGGAGCAAAACGCACCGCACTGCTAAAGACGGTTCTAGCAGAGCGGCTGACTGGCGATGCGGCACCCAACTTTGTCTCGGAAAGGATGTTGCGCGGGTTGGAGTTGGAGCCAGCAGGCAAGGCTGAGTTTGAGCTACGCACCGGGCAGATGCTGGGCAACTGCGGATTCTTCGACCACCCAGAGATTGACCTGTTTGGCTGCACGCCCGATGCGTTGATTGGCAGCGATGCGGTGTTTGAGATGAAAGCGCCGGATACGTCAACGCATGTCGACTACATGCTGGCCGGTGCCGTGGTGCCCGAGCGCTACCGGCCCCAGGTGCTTGCGCAGTTGGCCTGCACAAAGCGCAAGACGGTGTGGTTCGCCAGCTATGACCCACGCATCAAGAACCACAGCAAGCAAATGCACATCGTCTGCTGGACGCCGGAGCAAACTGAAATAGAAGCGGTAGAGCAAGCGGCGCGGGATTTTCTCGCCGAAGTCGAAGCAATGTTTGAACAACTAACGGAGAAAGCATGAGCACGCAGTACGACGACACCAATCGCGGAATCATCTCCAAGAATCTGCGCAAGGAAACCGAGAAGCACCCCGACATCAAGGGCCAGATCAACATCGAGGGCGTTGAGTATTGGCTAGACGGCTGGCAGCGGCAAAAGAACGACGGCAGCGGATCGTTCTACTCGCTGTCAGCAAAGCGCAAAGACGCCCCGGCTGCGGCACCCGCCCCCGCGCAAAAGCCTGCACAGCGACGCGCGCACGAAGACGAAGACATCCCGTTTTGAGCCATGACAGTCACACACAATTCCGAGCGACTTTTGGAGCGCATAGCAGACATCGAACAGCGTTACCCGCGCGCTGCGCACAGGCCGCTGCGTGACCTGCTGGAAGCCCTGGCAACGCATTGCAACAACGGAGTGGAGCGGCCAGCCCTGCCAACTGTTATCGAGCGCATTGCAGAACTTATAAACGAGCATGGGCCGCTCTCTTACCGAGAGCTGCACCAGCACATTGGCGGGCCGCCGGCAACCATCCACACCGCGTTGCGGCTTGCGCTAAAGGCTGGTGAGTTGGATGCGTATCACCCTCTCAACGAGCATGGCACGCCACACAAGTCCTACGTCTATATCACTCCTGGTTGGCGGGAATCGAACCAAGTTCAAAACGCAGTCAACACGCGCAGGCCGGACGTTGCGTCAGCGTGGTTGAGCAACCCGGTGCTGGCAGCATGAGCGA